TGGAAGAGTTTTATTATAGTCCTCTATCCTTTTTAATTGTTTGTGCATATTGTTAATTTTTTTAAGTGGTTTTTCATTCACTAATAACTTATTTACTCGCTATAATAAGCGGCATTTTTTCCATGTTCCATGAATTTAACTTTAGTAACCCTAACTCTATTGTTAGTTTCAGTTTTTACAAATTCATTTATATTACTATAAATATATTGAGCAAATTTCTCTGCACCAGTAGCTGGGATTATTCTTAATTGCAGACCACCTTTATTATTGTTTCCTAAGTTAGGAAGATTATCTAACATTTTAAATTCATGTAATAATGGATCATCTTCAGCAATTATTACCGTATGATCAAACATATAATCCATCCATTCTTTGGGTGATTTACCATTAATTTGAGTTTTAGCTCGTTTCATACCACCAAAATCCCAAACCCAATTTCTATGATCTAATTCACCTTCAAAATAAATTTTAAATGAAATACCATAACCATGTAAAAATCTACAATGTGTATCTTCTGCTTTCCATTGACGAAATACTGTGCTAAACCCGTCAAATACTTTACTTGATTGAAATTTACCCATTATGAAACCAAGTCAATACTTGTTCTTTAGTCCATCCCCCAGCTTGAGTTCTTTTAATTTCGTTCCCATTTAAATCAGTTAATACTAAAAGTGGAATGCTTTTAACTTGATATTTTTCTGTATTTGAAGCATCATACTCGGTATTGATACTTTTTACATTAATACCATCTCTACCTATTTGTTCTATTACGGGTTTTAATACCTGACATGGTTGACACCAAGGTGCATTAAAAAATAATATTCCTTTATTCATAATTTTTGTTTTTAATTTATACTAGTTCTTCTATTATACCTATTACTTCACTTAAGATAAGAAAAGTAACTGCCCAACCCAAACTAAAAAGAATAGCTGCGTAACCTATTATTCTAATGCCAGATTTTACAAAACTAATCTGTTGATGAAGCTTTGGATCAGGTAATTTATCTATTTTTGATTTCATTTCTTTTTTTTCCATTTTATTTATTTATTTTATAAAATCAGATACTATATATCTTATTATTTTCCATGTTACAAATACAATACTTACCAATACAAGAGCATTTAAAGTTGCATCTATATTTTGTAGTACATTTACTATACTATCTAATTCATTAATTGTTACTTTATTTTTTATTTCAAACATTTTTTTTTATTTTTAGTTGTCCCGCTAGGGATCGAACCTAGACTCTTCTGCACCAAAAACAGACGTGTTGCCAGTTACACCACAGGACATTTATGTTAAGCTGAATGTTCAGCTAATAATTGTTCAACGTGTTTTTTTGCTACTTCCCACCCATCAATGTAATTAACTGGATCTTTTCTTCCTAATTTAATAAATGCTTCAATTCTTTCTACTGATGAAGCTGACTTGTAATCTGATCTACCTTCAGCATCTGGTTTATATGATGTATTTGTTCTTTTGTAAACTTCATCAAAATCTAATTTTAATATTTTACAACATACTTCACCATCTTTTAAAATATCAAATTTGTCACCATTTAAATAAGGTGTATAATAATTTACTTTATCTGCTCCCCAATTACCTTGTTTAAATGCTTCATAATCTGCATCTCTAAATTCTTGTCTACAGTCAGGATAAATTGCATGATCTCCTGCATGTATTCCCATTGCTATTCTAACCTCTCCTCCTTTTTCTTGAGCGATTGATAATGCCACAGCTTGAATAATAGATGAAAACATCTTATTTCTATTAGGTACAACTGTATCTTTCATGTTATCTTCTTCATAATGTCCTTCTGGGACATCATTTCCACCTTTAACTAAATTTGAGTTTAATAAATCTACTAAACCATCTAATTTAATTATTTGAAAACTTACTGTTTGATTATTTATATTTAAATATTTAACTAATTCTTTTGCTCTTTCTAATTCAATATCATGTTTTTGACCATAATCAAAACCAACTGCTGTTACTTTATAACCTTTTGCTAACAAATGTAATAGTACTGTACTTGAATCCATTCCACCTGATAACGATAATACTGCTTGTTTTTTATTTATTGACATTCTTTAAATTTTTTAAATTGTGTTAAATTGTGATTAATATTATATAATGTTTCTTGGCTTAGGGGTATTAATCCTAATTTATCAATCTTAGTTGATGATTTAGTGTATAACCCATTAGAACTATATTTAACCCCTTCTAAACCATGTATAATAGGATTAGAAGTATCAATTGATTCAATAAAAGGAAAATCATTATAATAAGCAAATTCTTGAGGTAAAGCACATCCTAATAAATGTACTCTATCACTTTTTTCTATTAAATTACTTTTATACATCTTAGATATAGTCATTATACGACCCATCATTTTACCAACTAACGGATTAGGATGAGGAAATTCTTTAGCATACCAATCTGCACCATAACTAAATGCTATTTTTTTATAACCTTGTATTTTTAATATATTATAACATTGAAATGCTTCATGATAATTTTGTGCTTGAACAACTGCTACTTTAGTTACTCCTTCTGGTAATTCTATAGACATCCATTTTTTAGCATTAACTAATGTTGCTGTTTGGTCTTGCCAAACATCAGGTACTATAAATTCATTAGGTTTTAATTCATTAATCCAATACATTAACCTATCAGAATCATATGCTACACCTAATTCATGAAGAGAATTATCCATTATGATATATCTACCATCTTTTTTAGCTTTATAAAAATGATTTTTATACATTTCATTTTCATCTAATAAATGAGGTAAACAATACTCATAGTCATTAATATCATAACTTCTAGAAAGCATATTTACAGGTAATTCGTGACTAGTTTTTGGCATATTCCTTTATTTTATATTTAATATACAAAAAAGATTGTTGTAAACCAAGCCCACCTAAAAGAATAGTCCAAATATTTGGGTGCCAATGTTCACCACAAAACCCAAGTGCGTGTCTTAAAAATTCTACCATTAGTCTTCTTCTACGAATTCTACGTCTCCGTAATCATCAATTGGTTTATCTCTTACTAGGTCCCAATCTGCATCATCTATGATTTCTTGTTGGATATCTTCATCACCTGTTTTCCACTTTGCTAATAGTTCATCTGTTAACACATATTCTTCCCATAAGTAATTACAGTAATTTACTGTTCTTGTTAATTTTGCCATTATATTACTCTTTTAAAAATTGATTGTTCTTTTAATTTTGCCTCAATTACAATATCTGGTTCAAGACCATATGTTTGTATTTTTTCATAAATTAAATCAGAATGAGCTTGAGGACGAATTGACTCATCTAATTTTTCTTTTCTACGACTTTCTGAATAGTGACAACATTGAGTTATACCTTTAGGCCATGTAATAGAAGCAGTTTCTAATGCCTGTTTTTCAGTTAAACCACCAGTATTAAACTTGTGGTGGAAATAATCAAATGTAATTGGGGTTTTGATTTTTAAGTAAACAAAATCAAATAAATCAGCCACTGAATATTCGTTTGGGCTATCATCATTTTCTACTACTAATCTTTTTTTAGTACTATCACCCAATAATTCAAAATTCTTACAAAACCTTTCTAATGCTCCTTCTTTATCCCCATAAGCCCCACCCACATGAATATTAATTTTATTATAATGACTGGGTGTAAATCCCATCATATCAAATTGTTCAGCATGTTTATCAAGTCCAATAACTGTTCTTTTAACAACTTTAGGATTTGGAGAAGCTAAACAATGATAAGGGCCAGGATGCATAGTAAGTCTTTGTCCTGATTCAGTAGCTATGTTACCACATTCTAACATTAATGATTTAATTTCCTCCCAATCTTTTAGATCCTCCCAATTGTATTCCTCCATCCAAGGGAATATTTGAGATGATAATCTAAATAATTTAATTTTAAATTCATTATTCCAAAGAATATGTGTTTTAAGATCTTTTACATTTTGAAGTGATAAGTCAGAAACATAATCTAAACCTTTAGAATCAAACGTTTTTCTACGCATTGTTCTATTTGTAAATATACCTTTACTTTTTAAATCCGTATTAATGCAAGCGTATCCTAAATTCATTTGTCTCGTCTTTCGTCATCAATTTGATCAGGATCCATTTGTAGGATTTCATCTAGTAAATCACCTATTTGAAACATAGTATCTTCTTTACTACGTTTAATTGCTGATTCTAGGACACCATCTCTTTCATCCCAACTTTCTTTATGGTCTTTTAACCATTTTGCTAAAATTTCTAATTGTAGTCTCATAACTTTTATTTTTTAATATACGTAAATATACGAAAGATATCTCAGGAAACCAAATTTTTCTGCATAAAAAGAAAAAGTTCTTCAGTAGTACCATCAAATTTTTCCATTATATTTTTAATATTATCCTTTTTAATTTTAAAATATTTACTTAAACCATTTACTAATCTATCCATTCTATCAAATTCATCTTTCATCCCATCTTCATATAATTTATTATAACGTTTTCTTGCTCTAATTTCAATTTCTGTATATAGATTATCGAGTTCATAATCTTTACCTTGATAACTACTAATAAATTCTTCTTGTTCTTCTTTCATCCAATGTAATTCCCATTTAGCTTGTTCAAAAAAAGGAGAACATTCAAAATCACCATTTCTAATTTTATTAATTAGTGGTGATTTATATGGTAATGATTTATGTGTTCTAAAACGCCTCCACCAATAAAAAGGTAGTGCTCGTCTTCCACTTGGTTTTTTAGGTATTCTCATTTTATTCCTAGGTAATGTTTATAATTATTATCCATTTTATCAAAATAATTTGTTTTTAATAATTTATTATGGGCCTGGTTTATTTCTTTTTGATTATTTACTAAAATTAAAAAATAAGGTGATTTTGCTCTCACATTAAACCCCTCAACTGATAGTTTATCTTTTGGGTTTATACATAATACTTTATGAGTTGTAATTGATTTTTTCTTTAATTCTTTATTTAAAAAAACTTGATAACGTCTTGTATCTGTATTATCTATATCAATTTCATTAATAAAAATAGCATTATCTTTACCTGATTTAAAAAATTTATCCATTAAATTAAAAAACCCATTATCTTTATTTATAACATCTATATAAAGATTATCGTTTTCACGTTCTTTTTTAGCAAAAGGACAAGCAGACATACCATTATATTCATTCCTAGGTATTTCTAATACATTTTCAATATAATCTAGTACTTTATTTATTTTATTATACTTCTCTTTTATCTCCATGTATTACTTTTACAGTTGGAAAACGTAATGAAATTCCTCCTTCTTGATTATTTGTTTCCTCAAAATACTGAACAGTTATTACTTTACCAACAATAGATCCATCCATGTATTCTAAACGTTGTTCTTGAGTAAACCCACTACCTACTTTTACTAAATGACCTTTATGTTCAATCCATACTTGTGATAACATTGTCATTGATACTGACTTACCTTCTCTAACTACTTCATGATTATCAACATCAAAACCTAATACTTCATATTCAGCGTCATAAAACGATTTTACTTTAAGTAAATTTTTACTACGTTTACCCTCATATTCAGTGTCTTTACGTAACATAAATCCTTCCCAATTATTATCACTTGCCATTTGATTCCAATTATTAAAATGTGTTTCATTAGTAATAACTGATTGGTCTAAATAACGTAATGTTTCTTTAGTATCATATCTAGGACCTAACCATGTTCTTAATGTGTGTAATCTTTCTGATAGGGTATCTGTTGATTTACCTTTATCAAATTCAGTTTTATGAATCATATCAAATATCATAAACGTAGGATTTTTAATTTGGTGATCTTTACGTCTAAGTTCTTTCATTACACCTTGAAAATCTTCATTACCATCTTCGTCTAATAAACATATTTCGCCATCAAACACATAATTAATAACACCTGTAGCTTCAATTGCATATTTAATTTTATTCAATGTAGTAAATTCTTTACCCATTCTACTATATAATGTACACTTACCTTCAGTATCTGTAACTGCTAAACAACGTACACCATCTAATTTTCTTGAAGCATACCAATTATCATCCCAATCACATTTACCTTTGTATTCTTGAGCTAATGCAACAGAAAAAGTAGGAATTAAACCTGGAACAGCTTTATTAATTACTTTATCTCCCGCTCTTATATCTAAGTTTTTATCAATAATTCTATATAATAATTTTCCATATTCATTATTTTCTACCCAACCATTTACTAATGTAATTGCTTCATGACCTGTAAATTTTCTATCTGATAATGAATCTAATAATTCAAATGGATATAAATCTCCACCATCATAATAACATTTATCACTATTTTTCTTACACGTTTTACTTGTAGTATAATATTGTTTGTAGGGGTTATAAGTATATTCTAGTACTTTATGTATAAACGTACTACTACGCGCTATAATCGCAATTTTATCGGTAGCACTACTAGTACTCCTCATTTCTTCTATAAATTTATTTAATTCTTCCATTGGTTCCATAACTTTTATTTTTGGTTAATTTTCATTTCTTTTACATGTTTACAATTGCCACTTGACCTCCAATAACCAGGACAAGTACAATGATATTTACCAGATTCAGGGTAATACTTTGTTGTATATTCACCTAACCCACTTCCACTTATATGAGTTTTAATTACTGGTTTTGATTTTACTTTTAATTTAGGTTTAATCCAATTTATATCATTTAACGTAGTTTCAGGTAGTACTTCTTGCCATATAGGTACAATATATTTTTTTCCTCCAACATTTGTTAATGCGGGGGGTATATGATGTTCATAATCATATTTAAATAATTTAAAAGAAACAAATGGACCAAACCCTTTAGGATTAATACTAAAATTACTTTTTTCTTGATAAAATCTTCTAGTTCGAAGATTACCATATTTGTTTAAATTAGAAAATTCTACTATAGGCATAACTTTTATTTTTTATTTTTTAAGTTTTTAAATGTATCTACAAATGATCTATCCCAATCATTACGTAATTCAACTTTATTATCTACCATTAGTTGAGCTATGTTTACACCAGTATCACCTCTAAATTTAGGCTTCCATCCAGAAGCTTTTAATCTTTTTTGTTCTTTTAAAATTAAATTTAACATTTTTATAACCTTTATTTATTGTTTTCCGGCGTTCTGCCTTATTTACATGGTAAATATACGAAAGATATTTCAGGTATCCAAATATTTTCGCGGGAAAATTAGAAAGACGTCCTTAGGACGCCTTTCTAACTGATGTATTTATATTACTATTTCTTCGCAGTGAAGAATGAAGCAATAAGAACTAAAACAACTAAACCAACAAACCCACCATTACCTAATGAGCTTACAAGAGCTGTAAGGTTAGTAACAACATCAAAATTAAATATTGCACCACCTGTTAATACGTACCATAGGATTGTTACTGGGATAAAAGCTAAAAACAACGCGCTTAATCCACCTAAAAATCCATTTAAATAAGAAAATACTTTTTCCATTTTTTTAGTTTTTTAATTAATACTAGTTTAAAATTTAAGACCTACGCCTAACGTTAAGTTAGTCGTTTTGTCACCTGAGTTATAAACAACCTTAGGATCTACAAACACTCCTTTGTGAATAGTAAACAATTTACCAATACCAATACTTAGATTATCTGTTTCTAAATTTGGTGCTGAAGCATATACAAAATATCCTCTAAGAAAATATCTTGCATGTACATCAATAACTTGGTCAACAGTTGAATCAGCTTGGGAGATATTTAAACCTACCATTAACTTATCAGTTAAACCATACCCTACTGTTGGGCTTATAGACCATTCAGTCCATGCTGTGTTAGAAATGTCACCTGTACCTATGTAGAAGTCACCTTTCTCCTGTGCGTTTACTCCAAGTACTAATCCTAGTCCTAAAGCTAAACTCAAAATCATTTTTTTCATTTTTTTGATTTTAATTAATAAATAATATGTAAGACCATCTTACATATGTTAATATATGGGACTATCCCACATATGCTTTTAATACTTTTTTGGGAAAACGTAGCGAATGCCACTTTTTATGTGGCATTGTGTACATTTTTTCCAAATGTATTTATACAATATACAAAATTACTTTTGTATAGCCACACTAAATTAAAAAACTTACGCAATTGTGAACAACGCGTAGTTCATAACTTTATTTTGATAATCTTTTAAATTGTTCTTTAAGAGTTTCACCTCTCCAATTTACTGCTTCTTCAAATGCACCTGACGCTGATTCTCTTTCTATAGCATCATCCCCTGCTGCTGCATCACTAGAATCAACTTCTATGTTATCTTCTTCTCTTACATATTCTGTGTTAACTGACATAAACTCATCAAATTCATCAAGTATACCATCAGTACCATCTGCATTTATAATATCTTCGTAGTGGGTATCGATAAAAGATTTAGCTATATCAGCATCTACACCTCTTTTACCCACAACTAATTTTATTATCATTCCTTCAACTTCCTCTTTATCATCATAAGGATCTAATCTATAATCTATATTTTCTTTTTTCATATCTTTTATTTTTTCATCTTTATCGATTGCTTTATCCATTAATTTATGATTTGCTCTGTCTGAAGGGACTGCTCTTCTTTCTTTCATTGATTTTTCTTCATCAACAGGACCAAACATTGTAGCTGCAGATGCTAATTGATTAGCTAATTGGTCTATCATACTTCTAGTTCCTGTATTTTTTATTTCAACCCAATCACCATCTTCTTCATACCAAATATAAGCATAATCGGCACCATAGCTATCAATTTGACCAGCCATATCATATAATGCATCCTCCCATTCTTTATCAAGTCTTGTTTTTTCAGGATTCATTTTATTTTTAGCTTCTATAGTACCATCATCAGTTATATATGAAATATAACCTTCGTTTGCTACGAATTTTGCTTTTTCATCACTATTATAATGTTTATCTAACATTTTTCCTAAATGATCAGGATAACCATCATAATGATTATAAGTAGAAGTTAATACTTTATTGTCATCTAAATATCCTATAAGTGCTCTTGTTGCCATTTTTATTTTGATTTATACCAAACTGCTGATATTTTAACACCATCAACATCCTTAATTAATACTTTTTTTTTAATTTCTTCTTCAACTAAAAGACTTTTATCCCAATATTTAGGATTTTTACTATTTAATTTCCTTTTTTTAGCCATTAGTATTTTCCAAAATCATCTGGGTCATCAGATATATCGGATTTCATTTCACTCATTTCCATATCAGCTGATGCATCTGGAGCATCATGTGGTTCTACATTATATTCGTCTACAATTTCTTTTTTAGCTTTTTTCTTACCGTTTGCTTTATCTAATTGCTTTTCATATAATTTTTTAGATCTTTCTAAGAGTTTAATTTCTCTTTGCATTTCTTTAACTCTTTTTTTATCTATTAATTCTGATAGATTTTCATCTTCTTGAACCATATTAATTCTACTATTTTTAGCTTCAATAGCTTCATCAATAGCATTAATTTTAGCTTCTAAAGTAGTAATAGCTCCTGCTTTATCAATTTCAGCTAATTTTTTATCTAATTCAGATTTTTTACCTTCATTTAAGGATTCAGTATTTTTAGCTTCATAAGCTGCTTTTACACTTTCTAGGGTTGGTAACGGTTCTCCAGTTTTTCTAGTATCATATCCTGGGGCGTTTTCGTTTAATAACGTTTTTCCGCTAACAAACTTTTTAAGGTCAAAATTATCCATGTTTTTATATTTTGTTATAAATATATGAAAATTAAGTTAGATTATATTTTTCTCGACAGTAATTAATAAGTGATAAACCTACGCCAATTTCTAATATTTCTGCCTTTTCAGGTACTCCTGGTAGTTTTTTAGCTAATAGAATATAATCTACATTTTCATTGTTCCATATCTTTATTTTAGTTTTAGCATTTGAACGATTTGAAGTTTTAAAAACCATAACTACAGGCATTTTACCGTATGCTTTACCTTTTTCTATTTTTATTTTTTTATATTTTTTATCTTTAGAGTAAAATTGTTCTACTTTATAAGCACCTTTTTTAGACTTTTTATCATCAAAATGCCATATAGATCTTCCACCTAATTCTGGTTTTGATGGATAATCAAAAAATTCTAATGTATACTTTGTTTTACGTTCAATGTTTTCAGATGGTCTACCTCTCATAACTTTTATTTTTGTTTATAGGATAAATATACGAAAAATTTTTTAATAAACCAAATTAAGATTTAATTTCATTGATTTGAGATAGATAAACTTCATATAAGGCAGTATTTCCACTCATTTTAGCTTCATGAGCTAAAGATTTTAATTTTTGCATTACTAATAAACGTTCATTATCATCAACAACCCCATCTTTATTTAAATCTAATTTATCATAATGTAAACCATCATTACCATTTTGACCTATAATATTTATCCTTTCTTCATCTTTATCTATTAATCTATTTTGACTCTCACTTGTAGCTAATTCAAAATCAGGAGATTGTTTTTTTGATTTAGGTTTTTGGTTTATAACTTCAACTTTAACTTCTGAAGGTTCATACATTTTAGGTAAAGGATAAGATTTATCAAACTCCATACCTTCAGGAACAGACATTTTTACCTTTTTAGGTTGTCTTATTTTTATAGATTTAGGAATAAAAGATGTTGTTTTTATCTGTTCAAAAGCAAAATTAGCTGCTACTACTAAAGCAATAGCTAAAGGATCAAATACAAATATAATAGTCAATAATAAATAATTAATAATTTGATCCATAGGTATTCCTGTTAATCCTGATAGATATTTTAAAGGGCCTAACTCACTAGAAACAGCATCACTAGTTCTTACTTCAACTATTTCAGTTTCATATTGAAATATTTTATCATTTAAATTATCAACTTTAGCATTTATTATTGTTTGTCTTTCAATAGCTTGATCTAATTGTTTTTCTAAAGCTCTACGAGTTGATGATGAAGTTGTTGTAACTATATTACCACTTGTGTCTGTATACTGTATTATATTGTTACTTAAACCATTTCGTAAACTTGTTACGGATTTATTTATACTTGATTTTTCTTCATTATATACAATTAACTGTTCTTTTATGTTATCCCTTTTAGTTTCTATTAGAGTAATTTGTGCATCTATATTTCCAGATTTTGAAGCTGTTTCTTGGTATGCTGCAGATAAAAATCCATAAATACCCATAGAAGTTATTAAAATTAAAATAAAACAAGCTATAGATAAATACCACTTTAAAAATTTTGGTAAGGATTTTCTATATTGATATAATAAAGATGCTATAACTAGTTTAGCAATTTCTAATGACGCTGCCATTACTATAACTGCAACAGCTGCTCCTGCAAATAATTTACTTAAACCACTAACAGAATAAAATGCTGCTGAAATAGAGACTGATAGTGCGGAGAATGCAATTATTAAAGGAAATAATCTTATTTGAATATTTTTCCACATAACTAATTTTTTAATTAAACAATATCTTTAGACTCAATAAGAGTATAAGTAAATGAATTACCCCAAACATCTCTAGCTTGGCGTAAAATTTTCATAAACACCGCAAAATCTTCATTTGAAGCAATTACTTGACAACCAGCCGACCATTTATCTACTCGAGTTGATTTACCTCCTGTTTTAGCTGTTGCTCTATGGATGTTAATCCCAAAAATACCTTTTTCAATATCTTCTTCTAAACAATCATAAACTCCATCAGTATTATCATCACGATAAACTTCTAAAGGTTTAGCTTGTCTTAATGCCTCATATTTTCCTTGATGTAAACCAATTTTATGAGAACTTCTGTATTGTCCTGGTTTTAAAATTGCTACACCATTTGGGTTTAATAAATTTTCTACCCAATGTGTCCCTGGGTCTGTTGTACATTTAAAGCAATGAAATTTCCATTCATTATCTAATTTATAAGATAAAGTTATACAATCATCAAATGCATTAGTAACTCTATTTTTAGTTTTTGAATTTCTTACACCTATAATATTAACATCATAATCTCCACCAGTAAAGTATTTATAACCCTTACTAATCATCGTTTCTTCAATTTGTTCTCTTGTATAACAACTCATAATTTAATTATTTTTTTGCAAATTTTTCAACTCCTGCTATTCCAAAACAACCTATTACAACCCATGTAAATGAATCATATATTGTTTCATTAATTACTAAATCTTTACCTGTGTATCCAGTTAATAAATCTAATAAAGCAAATAATACCATTACTAAAAATGCAATAAAACCTACTACAGTTTTTTCATTCCACTCATTATCATTTTTAAATATTGACCACATAATTTTTTATTTTATAATTAATATATTTAATAAGTTATAATCTAACATATTATTTAACTGTAGGTTTAGGCCATACAGAAGTTGTAAATGTTATAGTATTATTAATTGATGATGGGTTTCCATCTTTAAATTCTGTTTCATATACCCAAGTTGCTGATCTTGCTGTAGCATTACCTGGCATTGGTCCTCCACCATCATTTTCGTTATTTATTTTCATAGTATTACTACCATCAAATCCATATTCATAATTCCAATTACCATTACTAGGAGATATACTAGTTAATCCTTTTGGAGGTAAAATTGTACCTATAAATGAAGTTGCCCCTGCTAATGGTTGAGTATTTGAATTTGAAAGTAATGTATCACCTATAGCAATAGTATCATATACATCATTTTTATCCATACCCATAGTTCTGTGCCAATAAATTAGTTGATCTGTATTGTTTACTACATATAAAGTAACTGTTGCAGGATCCATTTTTACATTTAAAATTGAACCATCTTCTTGTATCATTCCAGCTAAAGCTGGGTCTACTTTTTTATCACTTCCACATCCAATAACTAAGAATGTTGTTAATATAAGGGTAAATAAATTTTTCATTTTTGTTTTTATTGTTTAATTATTTTATTTATAAATCTTTTTTCTTGATAAATTATTATCACGTGATAAATACCAGAAGGAAAATCACTCATATTAATTCTTTTACAATTTTCTTCTTTTAATATTAATTCTCCTGTTATATTATATAATTCTACTTTAATATTTAAACGAGTATCAATATTTACTATATCTTGTGCAGGATTAGGATAAACTCTTATACCTAATGTAGATAAATTTTCAAGTGAAGTAGGCCAACCTAATTCACAATAATTATACATTGATTGACAACTTGCATCCCAGTCATTAGTACAACAATAATTATCAACATCAATTACCCAAGCATAACACCCATCATTTAACCAATAAGGTATTCCAGGTCCTCCATAACAACCAGCATCATATAAACAAGCTGTTGTATCTGAAACATTTGCTGTAGGATCATAATTATAAGCAGACACGTCAGTACAACCTGAAATTGGTGTAACACATGACCCATCATCAAAACAAGCATCTGGGTCATAATTTACTGCTGTTGGGTCAGTACAACCTCCTATATAACAACAAGAATTATCTAGTGTATTTGCTAGTATATTAAAATTAAGTGCTGTATTATCGGTACAACCATATATGTAGGGTATACAAGATCCATTGTCTGTATTTGCTGTTGGGTCAAAATTATATTGCGTTGAGTCTGTACATCCATATATGAAAGGAATACACGAACCATTATCAGTATTAACATTAGGGTCATAATTAAACATTATAGGATCCATACAACCATAGATAAAAGGAATACAACTACCATCATCTGTATTTGCTAATGGATCAAAATTAAACATTGTAGGATCTGTACAACCTAAAATTGGGTAAATGCATCCTACATTTGTATTTGCTGTTGGGTTAAAATTAAAAGCTGTAGAATCGGTACATCCATAAATATAGGGTACACATGAACCATCGTCTACATTTGCATTTACATTATAATTAAATGCTGTTGGGTCAGTACAACCTAAAATTGGGTAAATACAACCTATATTTATGTTTGCTAATGAATCATAGTTTAAAGCTGTAGGATCAGTACATCCTAAAACTTCAGGTACACATGAACCATCATCTGTGTTTGCATTTACATTAAAATTAAAAGCATTAGGGTCTGTGCAACCTAGAATTGGATAAATACACCCATTATTAGTATTAGCTAAAGAATCATAATTTAATGCTGTTGGGTCAGTACAACCAATTATTACAGGAATACAACTACCATCATCTGTATTAGCATTAGTACTATAATTAAAAGCTGTTGGGTCAGTACAACCTAAAATAACTGGTATACATGAACCGTTATTAGTATTAGCTAATGAATCAAAATTATAAGCTAATGGGTCAGTGCAACCAAATATTATTGGAATACAACTACCATCATCTGTATTTGCTGCTGGGTTATAATTAAATTGTGTATCATCCATACATCCTAATATTACAGGTATACAAGACAAAGGATCATTTGTGTTTGCTGAAGGATTATAATTAAATGCAGTTGAATCCATACATCCTATTATTATAGGTTCACACGATCCATCATCTACATTTGCAGTTGGATTAAAATTAAATGCTAAACTGTTTGTACAACCTAAAATAACTGGAGTACAAGTATCAGGCATATTAGCTAGACTATCATAATTTAATGCTGTAGGATCCATACAACCTAAAACTCCAGGTGTACAATAATCTCCACAATAAGGTACATTATTATATCTATATGGAAATTGTAACATAGGATCTGTCCAAGGATTAGTACCACCAGATAATGTAGTATCACCTTCAGGACCTATTAAAAAGAATCCACATTGATTTGCTGTTGTTGATGAATTGCCTGGAGCAAAAAACATTAATTCAACTGGATTTAAAGCACTTAAAGTAATTGTAAAAGATTCTGAATAACCATCATTAGGGCCCATCATAAAAGGACCTAATATTGTAGTATCTTGTAATATACCAACCCATGCACCAAACCATCCATCTTCTGCTTCATCTGTAATTACTAAAGTATAATCACAACTAGGAATTATATCCATTGTATTTGCTAATGGGTCATAATCAGGTGAAGTTGAGTCTATGCAACCAATTACTATAGGAGTTAAACAAGAACCATCATCAGTGTTAGCTTGTGGGTTATATTCTGTAAATCCTGGAGTAGTACATCCTAAAATAATATTAGGTGTACAAGGAGTTACAGTATAAATTACAGAAGTATCATTTCCAAAATTTGCATTACCTGGTAATATTGATAATAAAGTATCACCACATAAAGTTTGAACTAATGCTGTACCATCTACTCCACCATAACATGAACCACATAAACCATCTCCAAAAGAATCAAATAAAGTAAATTCTATTACAGTACCATTTGGTACACATATTTCTGATATTACAGGTACTCCTGTTATAGTATAATTAGGTGAGGTTGCTAATACTGTACCTGTTGTATCTGCAATTTCCCAAGAAGTTTCTCCAGCATAAGTATCTGGTGTAATTGTTATTACAATATTAGATTCTCCATTTACACAATTTGCAGGAGGTGCTTGACATGAACCATCATCTGTATTTGCCCAAGGATTATAATTCAAAGCTGTTGGATCCATACAACCAGGAATACATTCTCCTGTTGTTATTACTAAAGTATCTGTTAAACTTGAATCAGCTAACATTCCTAAAAAGTAATAAGTAGTATTTGGTTGGCTGTTACTATACAATAAACCTGTGTTTGAAAAATTTATAGGGTATGGATACCAAGTATTACCTAGAGTATTAGGATCTGTTGTTCTAGTATAATAAGCCATTCTACAATTAGGATTAGGCATATTACTCCAATGGTACCAAACTTTATTTTGACCTACATTACAAAAATTTTCTACCCAAAAAGTATCTAACCCACTACATAAAGGATAAATACAAGAACTATCTGAAAATGTAGCTGTAGAGTCATAATTTAATGCTATTGGGTCTAAACAACCTCCATGAGGAGGAGCACAAGGAGCAATAGTTAATGTTTGTACTAAACTATCTCCAAAATTACCTGCAACATACATAATTGTATCTTGACATGAATTACTAATCATAAACCAACCATCAGTACCACCAAATTGTGAGGAAGATAAACCATCACCATATTCATCATATATGCTTGCAATAATAGTTCCACCAAGTTGAACAATAGTATCATATAAAGTATTAGGTAGCATATTGCTATCATTTTCTATAATAATAGGTGAACCACCTGGAGGGGTAATATCCCAACTTGTTTCAGAAGGATAATTATCTGTCATTAATTGGATATGAATCCAAGAATTTTGTGTATAACCTAAAAAAGGTATTAAAATTATTAATAATAATAACTGTAGTTTTTTCATTGTTTTTTATATTAAAAGTTTGACATTATAGTTTCATCAATCTTATCTTGTACTTCTTCTCTAGTTACTTCTAACTTCATCATAATATTTGCTTGAAATCTTGCTACTTCTTCCCCATCATAAAACACAATTAAAGTTGGTACAACTACAATTTTGTGTTTTGATTGTAATTTTGGTTGGGTTGAAATATCTATTTTTGCTAAATCACAATCAGTTAATTTATCTAGATATTCACATTGAGTTCCTGAAAAAGGGGCATTAAATTCAGCTATAATTAATCCTTCACTCGGTATTACTTGGGATTTTACTACTAAAGAAAATATTAAAAATAATAGTAATGTAAATAATTTTTTCATAAGAATTTTATCTTAATTTATCAATCTTTTCTTCCATTCTAACAAGGCGTTCTTTTAACTCTTTAACATCATCTTGAGTTGTCATAATAGTTTGTCTAATGAGTTGATCTTTCATATCATATTCCATTCTAGTGACATCAGGTGGTGGTGCGATGGGAAGTTCTTTAGCTTCAGCTATATCTGCTTGTAATGTAAACCACATACCTACTAGAGTAAAAATTAATACTCCTATACCTACTAGAGTTTTTATACTTAATTTTAAAGTTGTATCTTCATTTAATTCTTTTGCCATCTTTATCTTTTGTTTTATATGGACAATTTTTGCAACCATTTTTGCAACAATATCCCCTTTCTAATAATATTTTTTTACTTAAAGGTTCATAATTCATTTAATTAGAATATTACATAATTCATCCCAATAGAAAAATCATGCCATTCTCTATTCCAATATTTATTATATTTCCCCTCAGCAAATACTCCTAAATGTTTATCAAATTTATACCCTAATATTAATCCCCCTGAATAATCATACCATTGACCTTCATTATATTCATGATATGAAAATTCTCCCCCTTGATCTAAATGATAAGGCATTAAATTCCCCCATGAATGTAACCAAAATGTTTTTGTGTAATGGTAATAATCAAATCCTATTATTAATGAATGTTGTATTGTATTATTTAATTGATTTCTTTTTTTCTCTGTATAATTTGATAACATTTCTGGTATAGCTATTGCTTCCCACACTTCAGTTGAAGTTGCAACAGAGTTTCCTGATGGATCAAAATATTCTACATTACCTTGTCCATCAAATATCATAGTATAACCTTCTTCTAGTGCTAAAAATGTATAATGTAAATTTCCATTTGATAATTTCCATTCTTCTAAAGGATCATAACCATAAGGTTCAGATAAACGTTGCACTGCACCTATATTAAATGACAATTTTGGATTATGTTTGTATCTATAACGTTGTGATGATTCAAAATACTTAATATCTGCAAAACCATCCGCTAAGTATTCAATTTTAGCTATCCACTTATCATCAACATATCTTAAAAAATGATGTTGATCTAAATAATTTTCACCTTGTTGTCTTTTATAATCAACTTCAAATAAAAATTCAAATCCTTTTACTTTACCTACTGTAGTAGCATCAGAAAATGATTTTTCAGTTCCATCATAAAAAGTGTTTGCACGATTTTCATAACCAAATCTAGCTATTTTTCTAATACCTGCAGTTAAAGAATAATCAAAAGGGGTTTCAATTGTAGTTGTTTGTAAACCATCAGTAACAGAATATACATCTACATCAGAAATAGATGTTCCCCCATTTGCTGCTGTATAGAATGTAGCAAATTTAAATATTTTTTTTAAGTCTTGGCTATAAGAATTAAAAGTACTAAATATAAGAATTAAAAATAATAATTTTTTCATTTTATTTTTTTTTAGGTCTACCTCTTCTTTTAGGTGCAGGCCTGCCTTTATTAGTTTCCCATGAAGATTTTACTACTTTAGTTTTTTTCCCAAATAACCAATTCCAAAATTGAATTAATTTTTCCATAAAATATTTTGTTATAAATATATGGAGACTAACTAGGAATATGTAAACTAATATAAAGGATTATATTACACTACTTCACAAGCACCCCCAGCACAAGCTGCTTGATCCTTTAAATCTGTTTCATCAGTCATTTCAATTATCTTTTTTAAATCAATATTATTTAAATGACTTTCCATTTCTAAGAATTTTTCTTCTGAAATATCTTCAAAAGGAGCTTGAGTATATGAACCATTATCGTAAGGTAATACAGATAAACCATTAAATGTATTTTTATTTTCCCACATCCATTCTCCAACTGAGTCCCATTCATCTTGTTTAACTGATATTGTTGCTGAAACATTATTTGTATTTGCTCCTTTTCTATGGCCTGCTTTTACCCATTCCATATTAAACTTTTTAGTTCTTTCTAATAGATCCATTGGACTTTCTGTTCTATAAATTGCCCCCTTAGGTGCTTTTTGTGGAACTGAAACTACAGCTTGAATATCAGGTTTAAAGAAATCATCTTCAACTAATTCTGGGTGAGATTGAGAAAGATATTGATAGAGTGCTTCATTTTTTCCTAATCTCATACGTCTTACATAAAAATCATTATGCCAAGCATGAATCCCTGATGAAGTTCCTAATACTAATGAACTAGTTCCTGAAGGTTTTACTGTTGTTACACGAGCTGCTTTATTAACCCCTAAAATATTAGCAACTTCTTCATTTGTTTTTTTAGCTTCTCTAGCTGCTTCCTCTAAATCATATTTTAAAACTATCCCACTACCAATTCCTGTCATTCCTACCCCCACAAGTGCATCTTTTTCAGTTGTTCTTTTCCAAATATCACGAAGATAATGGAAATTAGTATAAGCTGCTTGTAAAGTTCCTAAAAATGCACCTGCTTTTACTCTTTTATTTAAATCCTCTTGAGATTCTATGTTAGAAACATTAATTTCTGTTAAATTACAAAATTGAAATGGTCTTAAAGCAATTTCACAACATGGATTTGTACCCCAATCTTTATCATCTGAAAAATAAATCCCAGGTTCGCCTGAATTACTAGCAACAATTTTACTCCATAATTCAGAAAAATCTTTTTTAGTTACTTTTGAACGAATAACTACAGCTGAGTTGTTAGCTCTTCCTCTTTGTGGGTTTAATTCCCACCAAGCACCATGTTTTGAAGTTAACATTTCATTATCATGTAAATCAAATAAAGAAATTAATGCTGCTCTACGAATACCACCAGATAATACAGCATCAGCAATATGACAAATAATATCATGAGCTTCAATAGATGTTAATTGTTCTCCATCTTCTTTTCTATCTAATACCTTTTGTATTTGAAATAAACATTCTTTTAATGGTTCTGGGCCTGGTGCTTTACCTCCTACAGTAATTAATTCTGCTCCTTTTGGTCTAATATCACGGAAGTCAAAAATAGGTCTTGCAGTTGTTATCCCAAAATAAGATTTTAATAATACTTTAACAGAATCAGCCCATCCTTCAATTGAATCTCCTACTAAAAATCTTCTTGTTTTTCTAGGAATTCTAATTTCAGGTAATTTTTCAATGTGATGTTTTTGAACACTATAACCTACACCACAACCCGAAAGTAATAAAAACATTACCTCACTAAATGATCTCCAATCATCAATTGGTAAAAAAGAACAATTAAATATTCTAGAATTATTTATATCAATAGGCTTTCCTGCAAACTGTAAACTACGCATTGATGGTAAAACTTTTTTATCATATACCATTTTATAAACATCTTCTATTTCATCTTTTAAATCAGGAAATTTTTCTTGGTGCATTTCTTTATTCCTAGTAACTAACTCTTCCCATGTTTCTCTCCTTTGTTTATTAGGTAAATATTTTGCATATTTGTTATAAACTACAATATCTGATAGTATTTCCTGCGTAATGTTCATTTTATTTTTGTTTTTTTTTATTGTTATTATTTCTATGTATTTAGTTCAAAAAATTTCTTTTGCAACTCAGATCTATCAAATTTATCAATCCCACTAAAACTTTTAGTTTGTGGAGTAGATGTATTATCATTATCTTCTTCACCTTCTTGATAAAGTTCATTTGAAACTTCAAAATGACCAGTTGAAGTATCAGCTTTAACTCCAAATGTTAAACCATCCATACCATATCTATTTTTCATAATATGGAATCTCCCAGTTCCTTCTACTTTATCTTTACGTTGTCTAGAAAGAGAAATACAAACATCTGTAATCATAATTTTATCGTATGACCCAGCTGCTTTATCTCCCTCTACAATGTTATCTTTAGCACCTGCTCTGTTTACTTGGGAAACGCTCCAAACTGGTATATCTAGTTCACGAGCTAATCCTTTTGTACTAGTATAAATATCATCAATTTCTCCTTTTCTATCAACTGTTTTTCTTTTTGATGAAAGAAGATCTACATAATCAATTATAATTAAATCTGGTTCAATTCCTGTGTCTTTAACCTTTTGAATGTGTGCTTCTATAGTAGACATTGTTGCTTTTCCTGTAGGGAATTCTTTAATAATTAAATTTCCTTTTAAATCCTCCATTATACTTTCAATTTTATCTTTATGTTTTTGAATTTTATCAACTCCAATTCTAGAAAAATAGGCATCATATCTTCTTCCTACATATTGTTCGCCTAATTCTAAAGTATAATGTAAAACATTATAACCTAATTTAACAGCATGTCCTCCTAAAGCTACTAACGACCAAGATTTACCACCTCCTGGATTACCAAATATAAGACCAAAATCTCCATTTCCGAGGCCTCCTTGAAGTAATTGATTAATTTTATCCCATGGGGTTTTAATTGTTGTTCTACTATCTTCTCTATATCTTGATTCAACATCTTTAGTATACTCATGTCCTATATTTTTATCTTGTCCTGCTTTAATAGCATTGTTAATTAAATGTCTTATGGATTCATAGTCTCCACCTTTTAGTAAATCAACACTTTGCAACAGTGCTCCTTTTAATTGTTGGTTTTTACAAAAAGATGCAAATTCTTCTTGTACATATTCTAAATCATCATTAGAAGTATTATATGCTTCTTTAAGTTGTTCTTTTATAGATATTTGTAAAACTTCATTACCACACTTTTGTAACTCTACAGCTAATATTTCCATTGAAGGTGTAGTATGATATTTATCATAATACTTTAAAACCTCTTTAATAATCCATTTATGGGCTTGATTATCAAAATATTCTTCACTTAACATATCATTAATGTTAACTAAAAATTCTTTATGTGTTAATAAAGAAGATATTACTTTAATCTGGAAGCTAGTTCCATATGAGTTTAAATTTGTTAATGTCATATAACTATTTTTTTACAACTAAATTTTGAAAACAATCTTTAACCCAAAACTCAACATTTCGAATTAATCCTCCTATTTGGTCTTCATTATACATTGCTACGAATTGATCGGGATAATACGAAAGATCATTTGATTCTACAACCTCATCTAACCATTCTTTATCTTCTTTACTTAACATTGGATTACTTAAATCCATTATTTTGTAATTTTTTTCTAAATCATCTTGACCATGAATTATTCGAGCATATACAACGTGATCTGATATTTTATTTTCACATATATTTAATATATCATCCCAATTCATGTCTTTTTCTATTAATTCAGGAAACTTTTTTAATAATCCTTTTTCACCTAATCCCTTAACACCCTTAATTTTATCAGAATTATCACCTAATAATGTTTTATGTAGTATAAAATTATGAGGAGACATTTTATATTTATCCATTACGGTTTTAGGTGTATAATATTCTTTTTCCATAGGACGATATACAACAACATTTTCACTAACTAATTGTAAAAAATCTTTATCTGATGATATGATAAAAGATTTGTCTTTAGGGTGTTTAATAACAGATTTACTTAAATATGCTATAATATCATCTGCTTCTACTTTATCAATACTTACAGTTTTAACGGGTAATGTTTTTAAATATTGAATAATTCTAACCATTTGGTCTACTTTAGCATCATCCTCATCATCTTTATCATCAAAAGCATCCCAATTAGTAATACGTTGTAAATCTCTACCAGATTTATATTCTGGCATTATATTTTTTCTGTTATTAGCTGATCCAGCCCCATCAAATACTACATAAACCTGTGTAGGACTAATTTGACGAATCATAGCTCCTAAAGAACGAAAAAATCCACCTAATCCCCCGATATGAATTCCTAAGGGATTTACCATATTTAACACAGCAAAATTTCTAAAAAATAAATTTAAACCATCTATAAATAATATTCTTTCGTGAGTCTCAGTTTGTGGGCCTTGCTCCTGGATATTATCCAGAAGCTTAAATAATTCTTTCTGTTTCATGTGTTGTTTTTATGCCCGGAATATACGAAAGATATTCCGGGTATCAAAATTTATTGTGGTTCTTCCCCAAAAGATGTTATATCAGTGTATGCTTGATCTTCTTCAACTACTCTAAAATCACCACCACCTAGTATATCAGCCCAATCATCTTTTCTGGCATCTTTATAACCTTTTAGTTCTCTGTCATTATCATTAATAAATCCATGAGGAGTCATTACGATTTTACCTCTAGTAGTAACACCATTAATATGATTTTTATCAATTTGAATATTTACACGTTTAGCAAATTCAACTTGTTTACCATCTTTAATAGCTTTAATTTTAGAAGTTCCAGCTGACATAACGTTACCAAATGTAACTACAAATGTGGAATCAAACCACATTGCATAACCTCCTTTATTCATTAGTTTGGGTTGTCCCATTGGAGACTCCGCTTTTAACGTCCAAACTTTATTAATACATACAAGTGTATTAGTATATGAGGATGATTCCTTACGTGACAATGTAATACGTTGATTTACGCTATTTCCAAATTGTGTTGACATAGCACCTGCATTCCATTCATTATTGTTTTTATTTGATTTAATTGACATTTCACAAGGCACTGATCCAATTGAATCCCATAAGAATAATAAATCATAAGGTAAATTACCTTTCTTTTGCTCATCCATTAAATCTAAAATAAACCCAGCTACATCTTCAATAGAATTAATAGTTTCCCTATCAACATAAATAAAATTCCCATCATAATTAGTAATTTCACCTGTTTTCTTATCAACAACTTCATTTACTTCCATACCCATCATTTTAGCATGATCCCAAGACCATTTCATTTCTGTAATAATGAACACGGGCATTATACCTCGTTTTTGAGCAGATACAGCAGCTTCTAAAAGTGCTGTTGTTTTACCTGTGTCTGAATGTCCTCTGAGTAGTACAATATGTCCCATAGGAATACCAGGAATAGAAGTAACATCCTGAAATGCTGAAGATAATGGAATCCATTCTTGTTCCTTAAATTTTACATTTTGTTTTAAACCTTTTTTATCTTTAAAAGCATTTAGGTCAAATTTAGATTTAAGTTCCTTAGAAGCAGCTTCTGTAAGTGATTTTTTCTTAGCCATATTTTAAAATGGTAAATCATCATCAGTTGAAGACTTTTTATCATCAAATAATGAATCAAATTTTTCTGCCTTAGAAGTTGTATTTTTCCCTTCAAGTGAATAATTATTTGATTTATCATTATCAAATCCCACAGCAGGTTCAGATAAAATTTCACCTTCTTCTCCACCTTCAGGTTTTAAAAAAGTTTCTAAATTAGCTTTAACCTCATCAAAAGTAAGTCTTTTAAACACATCTATAGGATTTGGTTGAGTATCTAAAGCTCTTTCAACTATGTTAGTATTATCACTAATAGGTGATTGTTTCATTGATGGGGAAATAGTAGTTTTATTATAAGGAGTTCCTGTTACTTCAGGTCCTACAGTTGTTAATTTAATATCTCTTCCTCCTGATACATCAGTATAATCACCAACCTCAGCATCAGCTGCTAAATTTAAAAATGCTTGATAAACTTCTTTTCCAAACTGCCATAATTTAACACCTTCTTCTTCCTCACCTCTTACAATTACTGGGGCAAAAATACGAGTTTTGGCATCTAATTTTTTTGCTAAATACCAATTTTCTTTATCTCCACTAGAACGCAATTGTTTTGTAAATTCTTGAATTGGATCTTTTTCTCCCCAATTCATAGGAGAAGCCATTACTCTTTGACCTATTCCATAATAGAATTGCATTTCAGTAAATGGGAATGATTTATTATACTTATTAGGAACAATTCTAACTTGTTGTTTACCTACTGTAGGTTTCCAAAATATTGATTTTCCACTTGATTTGTTTGAGTTTGATTGTGACTGAAGTGACTCTAACTTCTTTTTTATTTGGTTTAAATCCATAATAACTTTTTTTATTTATTTATAACTGTGATTAATATACGACAAATTTATAAAACAACCAAACTATAGTTCAATTATTTTATGAATTTTTGTTTTCAATTGTTTTAACTCATCATGTTGAGTTAAAAGTACTGAATTTTTATAATGTTCCCAAGTTATAGGGAACTTAGTATCAACTACACCACCATTTAATTTTTTAATTAATTCATTTAAAGCATTAATAGTATAAAGTGTATTTGTTTCTTTTTTTCTATGAACTAAAATTGTATTATCAGGTAAGTCTGAGATATTGCCTTGGTCAATGTTGTAGGTACAAACATACTCATCATTTTCTTTAACATACAAAACAAATATTTTATTATACATTATATTATATTTGTCTGTAATAGAACTTAGAAGTAATTCTAAATTATCTAGGGTAGTAAATGTGCAAAATAGTTTATTGTTCAAATCTCCTAAATTTTGATTAGTAATGTCCGAAAAATCGTCCACTGTATACATATTAGGAGTTTTATTTAAAATTGTAATCGTTTCCATAGCATATTTTTATTTGTAGTTTATATTTATTAAATAGCTCTTTTATTTCTTCCAACACATCTTCTTCTTCTTTATCTAAATCAAATAAAAACGAATCATAAGTATATAAAACTATTTTTGTTTTTTTATTTCTTAATAACTTAATTATTTCCCACAATATATGAACATTCATTGCGGTTTCCAAGTTTTGTAGTAAATAATTTAATAATTTTTGAGGCTTCATTTCACCTATTTTTTCTTTAATAAACCTATGTTTTGAAATAGGACATTCAATCCAGCCCTTTTCTTTAAACTCTTCCCATAAATTATCAGTATATACTTGAACTTTTTTAAAAAATTCTAGATCTTTATATTGATCAAATACTCCTCCATATAATTGTTTAAATGTTAATTCTTTGGCTTTTTTATATTCAACCCCATACATTTTCGCAAAGGCAGTATGAATATCCTCATTACCAAAATCAAAGTCAACCAACTTAGATAACAAAGTAGGATGATAAGCCCCAATATCAAACTCAACAAAAATGTCATTACGGGGTATAAAACTTTCTCGACTATTGTTTTCTTTATTAATTGCGGCATAATTTACTCCTTTAAATTTATTACTTGGTCTTCCTGTAAGAGTTTTAAAGTTGTACTGCGTGTAGACGTAATCTCCGTCGATAGCATGAAAGTACGATTCAAATTTTTCTCTATTAACTCGTATACCATTTCTTTCAATGGCGTTGAAAACCACTGAAGATTTATTATTGTAGAATTCATTGATTTGTTCATTTATTTTATCTTTAAGGTTATTATATATTTTTTCACAATATTCATAATGTTTAACTATAGGTATAATTCTATTTATGTCTTTTTTATTAGGATATCTCCTATTAAAAATGTGATGTGTTTGGGTTAATTCTGGTATATACGGAGGGTTTTGTTGGTTTATGTCAAAGAGGCCTTTTAGTGGTAAATAATGTAAAAATTCCTTCTTATCACGCACATATATGCTACTAAATTTATGTAACATCGTGTTTATTTCCGTTATATTTATATTTAAAGTTTCACTATGTGATAGTGGGACAATAAATCCTTTAGTTGATAATAATGGTCTAATATACAAAGCGCAAATATTATTTTGTGCAGGATGTATTAAATAACTATTTGGAATTACTTCTATAAAAACTTCTTCCCAATTAGCATTTGTAAACTGTTCAAATTGAACTTTACTTTCAACTAACCAAAACATAACTTTTTTATTTCAATATATGAAAAATTTATCTAATATCCACCTCCAGTTGAAGAATTATTATTACTTGTTTGAATTTGATTAGGTATATCATATTCTATAGTTAAATCCCTTACAAATTCAACCTGTTGTGACTCTCCTGTTTCAATAACTCCTTCTTGATTTAAAACATCAACTAATTCATTTTGATAAAATCTTTTGTAAAATAATCTATTATGAGCCCCTTGTATGTGAATAGCCCCTTCCATAGGACCTTGATTTTCATGGATATGATAAGATCCTACATAATCTTGACCTGATAAAGTTATTAGTTCTCCTCCTGTAGTAGTAAGATTGCTAGATTTAGGATATTTAAAATATTCTAAATATTTTTTTCCTAAATAATTTCCTAAACCTTTTTTGTTTATTTCTTTTTCTTTAATAAATATAGATCCTTTATTATTATTAAATACTCTATCAATATCTCCTTTTATATACCAATCTAAAGTAAAAGGTATATAATTTTCCCATACCCATGCATTATTTTTAGTATCAACATTATCATAGGTTTGTTTATTAACTTCTAAATACTCTAATTGATTTATTTTGCAAAGAAAATATCTTATAAACATACCATTTTTATAATCTTCAGGAGTTGGAAATTCTTGATAATATTGAGGTATTAATTTTAATAAATTATAGTCTGTATCACTTAATATTCCGTATATTTTAAGATCTTTACTTCCCTCCCAATCTTGATTATATTCTACTATTTTATTTGATACTTCTACAGAATTAGTAGTTGTTTCAGATGAAACTAAAGGAATTGATTGATATATTTCTTCATTTGGGGGATCATTTTGATCTTTACCCGTATAGGCTTTACCATTAGATAATTGATAGTAAAACCCAGTATAAGGAGAATTAGAACTAACATAATACCATTCACCCCCAGGGGTAAATAAATTATCTTTTATTTGTGATTTAGGTATATACATTATGCTTGTGAGTTTGGTGGAGGTGCATCTAATTGAGCTACTTGATAATAAGCATATAATTGGTTTTCAACACTTCTATCAAGTTCATCTCTTAAATCAAAATTTAAATTTTCTTTTTTAGCAGCAGATACAATTTGATCTCTAAAACTATTTTTTGGTGTTAGTACAACAAAATAATTTTGGGGACTTTTCATCCTTCCTCTATTTCTTGTTCCTTTTCCTCCATAGATAGGTCTTGTTTTTGTTTTAACTGTATTACCAACATTTCCTCCTACCACTGTAATGTATCCCTTATCATAATTTACATCTATTACTATATCCCCATGGCTAGATCCTGTCCATGGATTAGTATTCCAAGTTTTATATGGACCTCCAGTTCTATTTTCTACAACAATATCTCCTGGACGTATTCTTGTTGTTTTTGGATTTTTGGCTATCCAAGGATAAGGATTACCTGAACCTCCTTCTCTGATTTTTTGTGAATAAATAGCATGGTTTCCTCCATATGGGAAATTTACTCCTGCTTCTTTTATAACATAACTAATAAAAGCTGCACTCCATGGTGTTGCTGTTACATATTCTCTAAAAGCATTATTTATATCTTGATCTTTTGCTGCTTCTTCTAATTGTTTTTGTTTTTCTTTAGGTAATTTTGCAATTGTTTCTTCTTTAACTTCTGCTTTTGTTTTAAATCTTGGAACAGATAAAGTATCTAATGTTGTTGACCATGTATTTACATTAACTTCATGATTAATACCTTTAACTATAATATCAACACTATTTTCTTCATAAGAGGGAGGGAGTATATCATCTGTTATTCTAAATTTTTCAAATAATTTCATTCCTGAAAGTCCATCCATTGATAAATTTAAATTAAAAGGAAGGAAAAATGGTTGAGGACATATTAATCTTTCAGCAGATACCCCATGTACTATTTTAATATAACTTGTATAATTTTCTGTTAAATTTCTTGTTGTATCTGGATGGAAATTAAACATATTTCCCCCACTCCCATCATTACCATATGCTGTATAAACCTCTTGATATGGACCATAACCCTCACTACCCCCAACAGAAGCTGCATAAGATATTTTTTCTTTCCATATTGTTTTTGCTTTTTGGATAGGTGTAGGTTTTTCATTATTATCTGAGGATTCAACAGCATCTATTTTTTCAGGTATAATTCTATCTATTAAACCTTTATTATAATTAGAAAAAGATGTTCCATTTCCTTGAAGATTAGTTCCAGAAGCTTGGGATCCAATAGAAATTAATGTTGCAAAGTTTGAAGGTATTTCAGCATCTAACCCAATATTAGTAATAAATGATCCAGTAGTGTTTTGTTGTTTAAAAGCAGTTACACCATTTTCTGAAGGGATTTCAGCTCCTCGTTTTACACCAAAAACATTAAATGTAGTAAATGATTTATCATCAACTTGTACAAGTCCAGGCATTGGAGACTCATCATATATTTTTATAATACCTGTATCTTCATCATGTATAACTCTAAAATTATTAATACTACCCATAGATTCATTTACTCCTTGTAATATAGTATTTAAATACGATATAACAGATATTGCTCCTTCTTCATTTTTAGGGGTTGATGCTAGTGCTCCAGCTGCAAATCTTAAATTTATCATTACATTAGCTAATCTTCCTACAAAAGGATTATCTTCAACAAAAAAGTTTGTTGAATTTGTTAACATTTCATTAATAGAATTAGATTGGTCACTATTATATTCTGTAGTTTTAAATTGAATAACTCCTTTTATATCCGCTGAGGTCCAAGGTACTATACATATTTGAGGGTTTGTTGAAAAACCTGGAGGAACTATTAACATATAATTTGTATCGGATGTTACACCATCACCATATTTAAAATCAAATTTAATCATTTTAGTTCTAGGGTTATTACCTTTTCCCTTTTTTGAAAATAAATTACAATTATCTTCAATTATTTTTAATAACGCCGCAAATTTAATATAACCACTTTTTAAAGCTAAACCTCCTCCTTCTATGTCTCTTTCACCATTATAAGTTTTATTTATATAACATCCCCCATTTTTTACACCATTTACTCTAGGAATGATTTTTGCTTCTTCAACAGAAGCATTTACATTTAAAGATACAAATTGTTGATATATTTTAAAAAATTCTTTATTTAATTTAGTATCATTTTTATTAGCTAATAAGGGATTCATATCAGCATTTTGTTGTCCAACATTATTAGCATTTTGTTCATCTGCTATTCTTAAATCATATTTTTCTTGACAATAGGCTTTTAATTTTGCAGGTGTTGTAGTTTTTGTATTATAAGGATCAAATATTTGTTTTCCTCCTTCTCTATAAGCTCTTATTTCTTGTTTTGCTTTTTCAGGATAATGATATGCATTTTGATATTGAGAATATATTGCTACTCCTGCTGCTATACCAAATAACTCTTTAGCAAATTCTTCTATACTTATAGGAGTTTCTGAGGGAGATTTATTACTATCACCTTTACCTTTATCAGGATCTGTTACATTTAGTTTTAAGGAATCCATAATATTACCCATTCCTATTAAATCTACTGAAATGTTATATGTACCATCTGAATCAAAAGACCATTTAAAATTAGATACTTTTCCATAAACTGCTTCGTAATTACCCTGATATAGTTTTCTTTCTTCACTAATTTTTCTATACATCTCATATTGATTTTTTTCTCCAGGAAAACTATCAGGATTTAGTAAAAAATCTAAGGGTGTTGTAGTAAAATTAGGCCAATTTTCAATTTGACCTAAATTATTTAAATAAGCAGTCCAACCAAATTCTAATAAAAGAGTATATCCAGGTCTTAAATATAAAACATCTAATAATGAAAATTGGGATTTACTAAAACATTTTATATTTATTGTTGCTTTACTTAAAGCTCCATTATTGTAATATGTAGTTGTAGCAGATTCAATCCCAGGCATAGGAACATAACCTCTTTCACTAATACCCCCCCAACCATAAGCACCTTCAAATAATTGTTTTCCATTATTACCAAAAGAACGATTTACCCCTGATGAATAATTTAATCCAGCTTTAGCACCATCATATACTGCTGTAGTGTATTTTTCTTTATCTATTGTAAAGGAATCATCAGAAACTGATGCTGCTCCTCCAAAAAGTATAAAATTTTTAGCTAAATTATCATTTAATATTTGTTCTTTTATAAAACCAGCTTGTATTAATTTCCAATAAACACTATCATCAGGTACTCCATTAATTACCTTACCTGTAATATTAACTGAACTTGCTAATCTTAGCCAAGGGGTTTTAGAAGAATAATATTTTAAAGCACTAGAGTTAATATTTGAATATTGACCTAAAGCAGTTTGTCTAATATCTACTTGACCTTTTACCCACTCCTCAAAGGGATTGCCTATGATATTACTCATAATCTATTTAATTCTTTATAACTATTAATTATAGCCCCTATATTTTGGGGAATTCTAATTTGTGAACCTATAGGAATAAACATAGATGAAAAGTTAACTATGTTAGGATTAGAAATAGAAATTATCCACCATAAAGTCACATCACCATAAAATTGAAAAGCTAAATTATCATATCTATCTCCAAATTCTGTTATAGCATATATATCATTAATACTTTGGGGAATTGAGGGATATTTAACCACATTTTTATATTGAATTCCTCTACCTTCAATAGTATTGTTACTATAAGATTGTAAAAACTGTGCTGTAGCGTATCTATTCATCTCTAACTTTATTTATGTAATTTCCTATACCTTCATATAAATTTCCATCACCATTTTTTAAACTAATAAATCTTTGATCTCCCATAGCTACTAATTCTCCATCTTCATAACTTAAAGTTTGTCGTGAAGGTAAGAAATCTTCTATTGGAGTAAAAGCTAAGCTAACCTCTATTCTATGAGGTAATTCTTTTACTGAAGGATCTGAATTTCCTTCTGTATCTATTCCTATTTCCCATGTTGTATCATCTGGTATAGTGTAAGTTAAAGATGTTAATACTCCAGGTACTTCATGTAAATAACCTCCTACAGTCATTCTTACTATATTTCCTCTCATAAATCCAGCTGAAGTGTAATCTGGTGCTAATGTAGATGCTAAGAAGTTTAATTTAGTAAACATAGGTGTTAATTCTGCTTTTGAAGTAGCTGCTATAGTAAAACCCATTGATATATCCCTAGTAAAACCACCGTAACTTTTAAATTTATTACCCCTACCAACATATTGAACATCATTCCAAGTCGCTCCATAATTATCTGTAAAACCATTTATATATGCTCTAAAATGAAGATAATCAGCATTTCTACCTTCACTAGCACCATTTTTAATAACTGCAATATTAAAGGTACATAAATCATCAACTGGTAAATTAGCATTAACTATTTCACCTTCGTAAGGTTTTAATGCTGTTATTTTATCTAAAGCTGACATTTGGGAAGCATCAATACCATAATTGAATACAGTTCTTATTGGGGTAACAGATCCAGAAACTGCGTATGTAGCATGTCTACCTGGGTCTCCTAAACCAACTCTTAATGCTTTATTTTGTCTTGTATAATTTGGGGCTTTATGAATTATTTTTGAAGCAGCAAAAGGATTTGTACCTTCTAATTCTGTTGTACGTCCTTCAATTACGTAATTACTAAAACTCCTAAGGTCTCCTCCTCCTTGTTTAAAATCTTTATTTGTAGATATATAACCTTTTAATATATTACCTACTAATAAAGGAGAGATTTTTTTATCATTACTACCAATTCCACTATAAAAAGGACTATCAGTTGATAAACCCTCATAATTTCTTATTGCATTATATGTAGGTAAATTTTTAAAAATTCTTGTTCTACCAACCCCTAATATAGAACCAGGTCCTCCTCCATATGAATATAATACAGGAGTAAATGGATTTTCTTCATTTGCTTTAGGGTTATATTTATAACTTGGTAAACCCCTTAATTCTCTAATATTATCTTCTTCCCCATTAGTAAGAGCCTTAGAAAGATCAACTAATCTGTTATCTATTGCAATTTGTGAATTTTGTACTACTACACTATAAGGATTTAAAGCAAGATTACCTCCTCTAGCATTTTTGTTAGCACCATGAGGACCACCTAATGAACCTACAGGATTTATACCAAATTTATTTAAATGAATACCCGCCCAACCTAAACCAGCATCAAGTATAGTACCTATAGGTAAATAAGCTCCTTGGTTCATTACACCTCCTAAATAACCGGCTCCAAAAGAAGCTTGAGTTTTAACACTTGTTCTTGATAATAAATTTTCTTTTAAAGTAAAAAATATACCCCTTGGAGATTTAGTATCAGTAAACATTTTAACTAATCTACTTACATCTTTAAGAGCTGCAAAAGGAGCTGTTAAACCACCTCTTAATATAAAATCTGGGCCTGATAGAAGAGGCATTCCATCTCTTAAATATTCTGTTCCTTCAGGTATTGGAGTTACTTCATAGGGTTGATTACTGGTACCAGAAGCAGGTCGATCCCCACCATAATTTAAACTTTTAAGATTTGTCTTTAAATTAATTAGACGACCACGAGATTCAGGTGTTAAAGTACCAGACATATAAAATTATTTTAACAAGATGACCCTGCAGGTAGGTTATTTTTATACCTATTTGATTGTTCTTGTTGACCAAAAGCTTGTTCACCTAATTGTGATGTTTTTGGAGTTGAATAAGCTATTGCTGATGCCCCAAAATTAGTATAGGGAGCTGTATTACTTTCTGGTGTACCAATATTAGAGTATTCATTATGTAATGTTGAATTACCTACAACACCTATACTATCAGGTGTTGATGGGTTTGGATTTGGAGAAATAGGTACAGCTAAAGATGAACCATTTGTATCAAATCTATTTTTTAGTGAATTTTCTGATGCCATTTTGTATTATTTTTATTAATTATTGTTTATTATAAATATTATCCCATATTAGAAGTTGCAAGTACTAACGATCTTCCTACTTTATTCCCATCCATATAAACATCACCTCCATCTTTTACTGCTACTATTAATTCTTTTAATAAAGTAACAACTTCATTTTCAGTTGGGGCAGTTGTAGTTGCTGCAATATTAGAAGGTAAAGGAACATTGCTACCATTAACGGCAGCATTTGCTGAGATTGTATCTGCTGATTGTCCTAATAAACCAAATGATAAACCATTTAAAGCACTAGATCCTGCATTTTTAAATTTATCTCCTAATGATGCACTTTTATCTGCATTAAATCCTTTAAAACCATCAAATAAAGCCATTCCAATTGCTAAGGGTGCTGCTACTTTACCAAGTACTCCTTTTGCTAATTTACCTGCTCCTTTTAGCATACCTTTTCCTTTTGGAAATTTTATGCCACCTAATCCTCCACCTTCTCCTCCTCCTGTAATTTTACTTAGTAAACTACTCATTAATCCACCTTTGGACATTGTTACATGCATTGGGTTTCCAGACGATCCTAACTTTCCACCTGTAACTGCTTTAAGCAATGACCCACCAAAAATAGCTGAAAGGCCTATTCCAAGTGATGATTTTGGGAAATCCATTACAAATCCTACTATACTTTTTAATACACCTGCTATTGAAGATAACATAGTCTTAAAACCCTCATTATTAACTAATGAACTAAATGCTGTTGCTACTTTTTCAGCTAAAGGAGCTAATGAATTCATAAAAAGTTCTTTAGCATTTTCTAAAGTTCTTGTTGTTGCTTGTGCATCTATTCCTTTTTGTTTTGTAAATTCAAGTTCTTCTTCATTTAACTTAGCCATTGCTTCTGCTTCAGTTAAACCTTCTTTTCTAAATCTAGCAAGTGTTTTTTGTGCTAAATCTTGATCAGTTATACCTTTTTTAGCTAGTTGATTTTGAAGTAAACGTGTTTGATTCATTTTGTGCATTTCATCCACACTTACCCCTAAGGTTTTTGCTAAAGCTTGTTGTGCAATTTTATTACCTTCAGTTGCATCATAATTTTCAGAAAGAATTCTATTCATTTCCTTTGCTACTTGTTCTTCATCTCCTCTTAAAGATGCAGATCTAAGAGCTTCTAAATTAAGATTTTTACCTAGCAATAACTCAGCTTCCATTTCATTAGCAATAGAAGATTCAAAATCTAAAGAAGCTTCACCTGCAGCAGCTATTTGATCTAATGTCATTCCTAATCTTTTAGCTTGAAATGCTGCTTTTGCTAATGCCTCTGGACTGGAACCTACATTAGCTAATGTAGTAGATGATGCCATAGCTACTTCATTCATTATATCTGTTAAATTAACTGATGCTTCTGATGCCCCATCAATACCCATTACAGTATTTTTAATAGTATCATCTATATCCCCAAAACTTGTTCCTGTTAATTCTGAAATTTTAAATAATCCTTGAGTTGCTTCTTCACTTAAACCTAATAAATCTACATATTCTTGGTAAGTATTAGCTTGTTCTTTACTTACCATTACAGATGTACCTGCTACAGCATTTATACCATCCATAGCTCTCTTAGCTTCAGCAAAATTCATATTATTATTTTCCTGAGCTATTAGTTTTAAGTTTTTTACAACTGTTGCACTGCCACTTCCCATCCCTAAAAAGGATTTTCCTATATCTGCTGTTTTTTGACTAAATTTCTGACCTAATGATAATAATGATTGAAAACCTTTAACTAAAAGACCTATCATTGCTACAGGAGAAGTAAGGAAACTTAAAAAACTTTTACCTAACGATGCTAAACCAGCACCTAATACTTTAAATTGATTAGCTAATCCTCCAGTTACATCTACTACCTCTTTTGCTGCTGCCTCAGCATTATCAAAAGTATCAGTTAAAGCTCCTAATCCTAAATTACCTGCTAATGACTTAAGACCACCTAAAGCAACTCCCGTAAGACCCATTTGTTTGTTAAACTTTTGGGATAAACTTACTTGTTCTTGCAGGCCTGCTACAAATTCATCATTATAATTCTCTATTTTTGCTAATTCCTTTAATAAGTCTGCTTTTGCATCAACTTGTTCTTCATCTAAAGCTAAAATTTGATAATTTATAGCTCTTATTTTAGCTTGTCTTTGTTGGATAAGTTTAGCAGCATCAGCTTGTCTAAATGCTCCTTCAGCTGCTTTAATATTAGCATCTGCTAAATCTTTTGATACTTTAGCTAGTGAATTTAATGTTCCTGTAATATCTTTAGCAATTGCTTTAGAAACATTATCAGTTGAAGAAAGAGCTTCTTTAAAAATATCACCTACTTTATCAGCAATATTTCTTAAAGCATCCTCAACAACTACAGCTGTTTCTTTTGCATTTTTTTCTGCTTCTATTTGAGATTTACTCTTTTTAACCATGGAGATATTTTATTATAAATATTAAAAAATACTATTTTCTCGATGCTTTTGTAATATAAGTAGGAGGTGAAACTGTTCTTTTAGGGGGAAGTTTTGATTTATTAGGATTAGATAAATCTATATCATTATTCTTTTTAGGTTTCCGAGCTTCTGCTTGTTGTTTATAAAATTCATCTAATTTTTTAAATGTGAAATTACGAAGCCATATGGGCATATTATACACAGTATCCCAATCATAGCCTCCCTTACCATTAAAAACTATTTCATGAATTTGTGAAAAAATATTACTTCTATATTGAGCTGCTTCAGTTGGCGTCAGGGAAAAAAAAATTTAAAGAAATTGGTACATCTATTTCTTCAAGCTCATCATACTCATTAGTAATTGTGGCTTTTAATTCTATATCAGGTTGTATTTTTATTACATGATCTCTTAATGCTTTTGCATCTCGAGCTAAAAGATAAGTATCAACAAAATCTCTAATAGTTTTACCAGATGAGTCTCCTTCTACTGAAGTAATTATATATTTCATTCTTGTTGAAATTTCAGGTGATGCTCCTTTATTAATTTTTTGAATACCTTTAATTTCTGCTTCAATTTCTTTATCTAAACCATCAGTTAACAATCTAAATGTTAATTTAGTTCCAGAATGTGGTAGTTCCCAATCAAATTCATTTTTTCCACCTTTAAATAAATCTTCATCTATTTTTTTATTTTCTAATAAACTTAAATCTACAGTATGTTCTTGACCCTTATACCTAATCTTATAATCTTTACCATACCCTAATATACGTGAAGCAATTAAAATAGCATTTTTATCACCAATTAATATATCTTTAAGTTTTACATCAGTAACAATTAAAGATTGTAATAATTTATCTAATACAATTCCTTTAGATATATAATTCTGATTAGTTAAAATATCTTCTTCTTTAGCTGTCATATATTTCATTTCAACCTTTCCAGATTTTAATGGATGATCTTTAGGATATAATAAGCCTCTTGATGGTAATTCTACTTCTTCAGTAGGGAATTTAAATTTATTTTCAGACATAATTCTTATTTGTTAATAACTTAATTTTGTTATACATATGTAATATACAAAAAAGCTTGACGTATGCCAAGCTTAAATGTAAAATATATGGTTTTTCTTTTAGAAATTTAATACGCAATAATCCATTCCTAATGTTAAAGAAATATTCATTACTGTAGTATCATCATCCCAATTCATATCCCCAAATGATGCGTCCTTAATAAAAGCACCTTTAATAATCCATTCAGAAACTACATCTCCGACAGGACCCAATACATCAATTGTTAAATCTTTTTTATAGAAATCAGAATAACCATCTCTACCAGTAACTGATTCATGGTGTAATCTTGTCCATTCCATTACTGCTTGAGCCCCTGAAGGTGTAATAGGGTCAAATAATTCCATTGTTAAATCATTCCATCTTAATTTACCTTTTACTTTTCTATAAGTGTTTATATGATTTAATATTATTTCATCCTGCGCGAACCCCATTCCACTAACTCCCTTAATTATATACGATGGTATACCATCAACATACAATATAAATCGGTTAGCTACCTTTGGTTCAAAAGCTGTGAAAAATATTTCGTTAGGATCTAATACTGCCATTTTTTGTTATTTTATTTTGTTATAAATATTATTGTTTTTCATTTTTATGCTGGGAAAGTAGCTCCAGTTGGTAAAATGTTAAAGTCTAGGTAAATAAATTCTGCTGTTTTAGTTGGTTGTAAATAAACTGCACCAATTAATTCATTTCTATCAATTACATCTGGTGTGTTATTTGAATTATCCATTACAACTTTAAAAGCATATAAACCTTGTCTTTGTTGTACTGATTCTAAGTAAGGATTAACTTGACTTAAGAATGTATTTCTTGTAGCTGCCGTGTTTTGTTCAAATACTAATGTATCAGCGATTTGAGAAATATAATTTTTAAGTGTGATTAATAATCTTCTTACATTTACTCTATCTAAAGCACTAGCTTTAGTTTGTAATGTTTTCTGTCCAAATACTACAATTCCTTGTCCTGGGAATGTTGCTATTGGATTTACTTTTCCAGTATACAAATTATCTCTATTAGTATTAGTTAATTTTCTTTCTGCTTGATTAACTGCTCCTAATCCTCCTCTATTAATACCTGCTGGAGCAAACCATGGTTCACCTGCTCTATCATTATAAGCATAAACACCTGGTATCATTGTAGATGCTGGTACCCAAACTAATTCTCTTGAATCTGGGTCTATTACTTGTAACCAAGGCCAATATGTAGCTACATATGAAGAATCAACTGAAGCTGCTTGTCCTGTTACTTGTGTTAATGAAGCATTATAATTAACTAAATCACCCACAAATATTGCATCTCCTCTATTTTCACAATTTGATTGAATTGTTGTCCAACCATCTCCTGTAACACTATTTGCTAGTATTAAACCTGGTGAAGTAATTAAGTTATATCTAAAATCATCTCTATTAGCTAATAGGTTAATTGCTGTAGTATAATCTGATCCTACTAAACCTTGAGAATCAACATTATCAATATCTTGGTAGAATTTTGAAGGTGCACCACTTCCTGTTATATCACCTATCCCATTTCCAAATGTTCCATTACTAGCAATTGGAATAGAACCTGTAAATTCTGCTTTAGGACTTCCAGCATTATCAAAATAATTTGGAGTTTTCTTATTTACTTCTTTTACTCTTATATATCTTGAAGCATTTGGATATGATCCAGAAGTTTGTAGATAAACATCAGTTCCTGATCCTCTTACTGTTTGTACTTGATCACCAATTACTTTTGAAATATAATTAGGTGCTAAAGGATCTAATGAAATATTTGAATAAGTTTCAACTACTTGTTTTGCTGTTGCTGTATCATTACCCTGTCTAAGTAATAATGAGAATACACCTGATGAAGTACTTGGGTTTGTTATTTCCCATCTAAAATTATCAGATGTTCCGTTGGTTAATGTACCATTAGCTCCTGTAGTTCCTGCACTATTCATTATATTACCATCAGCTATTGTTTCTAACACAAAAGATTCAAAATTTACTATATCAGCAGCTGTTAAATTTATTGTTAAATCATTATCAGATGGTCCAAGATTAGCTTTAGCTACTGTTAATACATCTCCTACTGCGTATCCAGTTCCAGCACCATCAACTGTTATTGCTGTTGGTTCAACAAATAAACCTTTATCAGTTGAAGTAGTCCCAATAGTAAATTGAGGATTTGTTCCCCCCGCAACAGTTGCTCCTAAAGATTGAGATGAAAAACTTAGTACTTCACCATTAAAAAATCCTGATCCTGTTGTAAATGCTCCTGCATTATCTACAAATTGAATTGAAGTAAAAGCTGTTGCTGAAGCTACTACACATCTTGCTAAAGCACTTGTATTACCTAAACTTGAAGTTACTATTACATCATTATATGTAGCTGCAACCATATTTGCTCCTGCTGTTGTTTGTTCAGGAAATATAGCGTTAAGTGTTCCATCTAATTTTCCAGCAGAACTAGTTGTTACAACATTCAATGTTAATCCAGTTCCTCCTGCTGGTAGAACTGTTGTTGCTACAGCTGTAGAAGTAGCAGATGATCCACTAATTCCTGTTCCTAAATTCCAACTTGAAAATAAATTAGTATTTAAATTAACAACACCTGATTCTTCTGCACTTTGAATTATTGATGAAGTAGCTGGTGAAAAAGCTCCAGGTGTAACTCTAGTTACTAATAATGAAGTTCCTCCATTTTGAAAGTAATTATAAGCAGAAATCGAAGTAAAATAAGTATACTGATTTGATCCACTTAAAAAAGTAGTTCCAAAATTAGCTTGATATTCTGAATAACTAGTTACTAATTTAGGTATATTTTGTTGACCTTTTACAGCTGGTCCAATAATCGCAGCCCCAGCTTGTACTGGTTGTGATGTTATTTGTGATTGGTCGTTTTCTCTTGCTAAAACACCCGGTGATATTAATACTTCTGCCATTTTTATGTTATTTTATTTTATTATAAATATTATATTTTTTCTTAAAACTACCCAATTGGGGTAAACTTTCCAGTTTCTAAAGAAATATTTCCTTTACCATATTTTTTTTCTAATTCTTCAGCTATTTTTTGTTCTTTTTGTTGAATTTTTTCTAAATCTTTTGTATAATTTTTCTTTTTAATATTGAGATTCATCATTGCTACTTCTACATCTCCTACATTTTCTACTAAAGTTTGAAAATCTTCTCTTATCTTTTTTATATTATCAATTTCTTCTTGAGATAAAACTTTTTCTTCTGACATTACTTTTATTTTTAGATTAATATTTTAAACTTATTATCAATTATACATATTAAGTTTTTATTTAAAATTAATTACTCTGGTGGAGGAGATGGGGGTACTCTATTAGTATTAATTCTATTAGAAGGTTCTCTTGTTGATGGTGGATCAACAAACCCTACATAATCCCCATGAGGTATATTTGTTCTATTAGGTGGAGAAGATTCTACTTCATTTATATTACTTACCATCTCAGGGTTAAAAGAAATTTTAGCTTTTGAATTATATTTTTTTATTGATGATAAATCTTTTTGAAGTATATTAGGTACTATATAACCATACATTTTTATACTAAATGTACTTTTAACTAATCTATCATTATCTGCAGGCATATCAATGTTAGTTGCAACAGAATCTATTCTTGCTCTAAATTGATATCTTTCAGGATTTCCCCAATAAGAATCTGATGCATAATTGATAGCTTCTACTATACCATTCATTTGTTCCATATAATATGTTGAAATTATACAATCATAATTTAATGTTACATAATCAGGAACTACAACTGCATACATATTTTTAGTAGGTCTTCTATTATTTAATATATTAAATTTATCATAAGTGTTATTAGAGCTATAAGATTTTTCATATACCCTATAATTATTAGGAAAATTAGCATCTAATTTATTAGTAACTGTTCTATTTTTTTCTATATTAGTTCTTTTAAAAGTAATTAAAGGCATCATTATTCTTCCTTTTTTATCTCTAAAATAACCATTTTTTTGAATTTGATTCCATCTTTCAGAATCAGCATATATTACAGGAACTTCTATTCTTTTACCATTTTGAATAACTGTAGGTTTAATTACATTATTAAAATAATAAAGTATAGTTTCATCTATATCATATAACCCAACTGTAAAAGGTTTTACAGTGTCTCCCTTAAAAGAAACCTGATTACTTCTATCAGTAATTTGATATGAAGCGTTATTAGGATTACCTATTTCTTTAGAATAAGGGGTATGCATCCCCTTACTTATTTCTTTTTGAGTTTTTGGTATTACTTTTCTTCCCCTATTTGACATGTTTTATACTTGATATTAATCTTTCTTGTGAAATTCCTACTCTATCTGCTGGTACATAATGTGCTTCTGCTATTATAGATACATCATAACCAAAACTAGCTAAATCATAATTACCATATGGATTATTACCATTATCATCTTGGTTAGGATAATCTGGGTCTTTACCTACAAATAATTGGTTGTTTATTAATTTATATATTTCATAGTACCCATTTTCATACCATATAATATCACCAACTTCAGGAACAATTACTCCTATATTACCTGTTCTATTACCTTTTACTCCTGCTAAATCATCTCTTAAAAATCTAAATGTACGTCCTCCTGTAAAATTAACTCCTAAATCAGATTCAGGGAAATTTTGATCTTGTCTATCAATTAATACATTAAGTAACATTGGAGCTTCATAGTATTTTTCTTCAGCAGCTTCACCATAAATATTAACATTAGTTTCTTCTAACCTAAATTTATAAAGAGCGCATTCTTGAACAATAATATCCCACATTAGTTCTCTACTAATTCCTCTAAACATACTTACGTCTCTTGCTCCTCCAAATAATGCCATATTATCCTATATAAATTGGGTAAGGTACTGCTGCTTCTATTTTTTGTAACGATTCTGCCTCTGCTGCTTTAACTGCTAATAAATTACTTCTTGATGTTTCATCAAAATATTCTCTTAATCTTGTAATTAATGCTAATTTTTCATCTGAGGCAGCTGATAATAAATCTTGTTGGTTTAATGTTGTTTCTGCTCCAGGAATTGGTACTTGTGAATATTTACCCCTAATATATCCTAATATTTCTTTACATACAGCTAATGTGTAATCAAATATCCAACTTCTACCTATAGAATTTATCTGACAATAATCAGGATTACAATAATTAACATTTGAAACATTAGTTACATTATATTGTCCTCTAGGATATTTTGATATAGGATCATTTCTTTCTGATAATTTTATATATTGTATGTTTAAATGTCCACTATTTTGAGGTATTGGAAATATTCTTAAATTATTATTAATTAATTCGAATGAAAATTGTGATCTTCTAACTGTATCACTCATTTCTATTGCTTGAATTTTTGCAATGTCAAAATTAAGAGGCATTAATAAAAAATTAGTTGCAGGAGAATAATTTCCCCATCCAAAAGAATCCATCATATTCATTATTCCTGTACCTGTACCAGCATAAGGATCAAAGAATTTAACAATTGCTGGGGTTGCTTCAAAAAATACTCTTTTTACTTCAATAAAATCTTTATTATCTAATCCCAAAGAAGCTGATGCCCATGTTTTTAAATTATAATCTTGTTGACCAGCCGTAACAGGAATAGATCCTGAATACCAAGTTGTAGTACCTCCAGTACCTGCTTCTTCTCCATATTGTTCTGAGTATCTTACTACACTAGCAAAATTAGGAGTTATTAATTCATGGTTTAAATTAGATGCTGTTGGGGATCCTTCAATAGATAAATAGTTTTCTCTTACTTTATAAGCGTATAATTCATTACCATAAGTTGTAACTGCATCTTCAAATGCAGCATAAAAATTTAAATCTTGTAATTCAACATCCATTATAGGATAACCTAATCTTCTTGCAACATATGTTACTACTCTATCAGCATCTGTTTGGAAATCATATTGATTATCATAAAATCCAAAAGGTGTATCTCCAGGAAAAAAAGATGATGAACCAGGATAAATTGGGATTACAGCCATAATTATAATTTTATTATAAATATAGAAAAAAGTCGTCTAATCAACAACAATTTCAATACAATAATAATCTTTTCTATCAAAATATTTATAATTCATATTTTTAGTAGGAGGATTAACATTAATTTTTGTAACTGTTAATTTACTGTTAGTATCTTTAAATTGATTTTCAATTATCTGTTTTGGGGTTGGAGTATAATAAGTTATTATTCCTTTAGATTTTAAATGATTTTTAGCTATAGGAATAAAATTATGATAGTTTTTATCTTCCCAAGTATCATGCATTATACCATCATATTTTTTATTTGGAATACTATTAAACCAATCACCTTTTATAGGAATAACATTAGGTTTATCTTTAGCCCATTCTAATAATCTATCAAAAACTTGATTATGTATTTCAATTATAGTATGAGATTTAATATTAGCTTGTTGTATAAAACTAGAGCATATCCCCATTCCAAATCCTATTTCTAATATATCTCCTCCGTTTTTAGTTACAACTCTAGCATGTTCTTTCATAATAGGAGTTTCCCAATCCATCATTACTTCATGATTTCTTTCATCTAGAATTTTGTCTTTTAAAAAAGTATACATTAACAACTAGCGAGATTTGATATTATTCCTTCACCACTACATTGAAAACTAAACTTACTTCTACCAGAGTAATATATAAAATAATTAGTACCACCCCCAAAAGGTTCAAAAAATACATCATCATTAAAAATTACATTTCCATCAGCGAATGAACCAGGTGAATATACTTCATGAGAATATGATGTTCCTATTTCATTACAAGCATCTGTTGCACTACTTACTCCTTCTAATTCTTCAGTATGTGCATAAATTACATAAGTATTTGCTGTAATAGAGTCAACATCATTAGTCATTATCATATTTGCTTCATCTTTATCACTTGCATCTGTATCTTGGTAACCTTGAACTGCTACATTGCATAGGAAAAAATCACCAGCATTGGCTGATGTTCCTGTTCCTGAACCGTTTCCAAAATAAGCTGAAGATAAGTAAGGTTCTGTTGTATTGTTACCACTAAAAGGTAGTGCTTCTTGAAAAGTTCCTGCAGAATTAAATCTCATTATTACATCACCATAATCAGGATATACTAAGGCAGTTGTTCCTCCAGATGCAGACCAACCTACTTTTACAAAAGCATTCCAAGCTGCACCTCCACCACTTACACACATTCTACCATGAGCAGTTGCTGATGTAAATGATGTCATTTCTGTTCCATTACCATCACCTTGTGATTCAGCTGCAAATATAGTTCCAGCTCTAACAGTTCCTGCAAAGGATGAATTATACACAACAGATGCTTCTCCACTAAAATAATTTCCTCCTGTTATTGTAGAAACACCATCAGAAGTAAAAGTATTTCCATTACCCGTGCCTAAGGAGCCTATGATTGTTGTAGATTGATTATCAACATCTCGGCCTAATATATCATCACCTCCCCCTGAATCTAATCTTGCACATTCTGCGTTATTTACTGAAAAAGTATGACCATTTGAAGAAAACCAACCATATAAATTTTCTTGTGACATAGGATACATCATAACAACATCAGACGATGGATAATCTCCACGAACACAACAAGTTAAACCACTTGTTAAAATATAATAATTTCCTTGAGTAGCTGTTGGTCCATATGAAGCATAAGATCCTGCAGTTATAGTTCCTGAAGATACTGAAGTCATAGAAGTAACATTTGCATCGGATGTAGATGTATATAATATAACATATGAAGTACTATTAACACTATCTAAATTAAAAATATGAAAAGTTATAGTTCGTCTATCTATTCTTGTAGCAAATTGATAACCCATATATCCTCCATAAGCTCCTTGAACACCTGGATTTGTACTATGATAAAAAACAAAAGGTTTATCACCAGATATTCTATCTCCAACTACTAATGAATTTAATGATAAAGTACCTCTTGCTGAAGTAATTGTTCCAGCTGATGAACCATTTTTATAAATTGTAGTTGTACCACTTTTAAAACTTCTAGCTACATAATTTCCATTATAACTGCAAAAATAAATATTACTATTAGCATCTTGACCTGCAGGAGATTGAAGAGTTCTAAAATGACCTGTAGCGAAATTATTTGCAGCATATGAATTATCTAACCCATTTAAATCATCTAAGTCATAATTACCAGTTACAGCAATACCTGGAAGGGCTGCTTGTGCCCCTATAGTATTAAATACATCTTCTAATCCATAATTATTAGCTACGGTAACTGAACCTCTAGTTAAGATTAAAGAACTTAAAGAAGCTGAAGTTAATGATGTTGAAGCCATAACTATTTATTTTCCAAATTTTTAATTTTAATATTAAGTTCTTTAACAGCTTCAATTAATACAGCTACTAATCTATCGTATCTAACCGCTTTATAACCATTAGCTCTTGTATCAACTAATTCTGGAAATATAGCTTCTATTTCTTGTGCTATAACACCTACATCATGTCCTTTATTAGCATGTATAGCTTGTGTTTTATTAGCTTCAAATTCTAACCAATCAAATTCAACACCATTCATCATTATTACTTTATCTAAAGCGTTTGGTATTGGTAATATATTAGTTTTTAATCTTTTATCTGAAGTTGCAAATGCAATTACATCATTTGCAGCTCTAATTAAACCATCTGTACTATTTGTTCCAGCTGATGATCCAACATTTAATCTTTGAGCAGTTACTAATCCTGTACCCGTAGTAAAAGTAAATTCAGCTGATGCTCCTGCAACTCCACTATTATTAAAAATAACTTCAGTATTTGAACCTGCTACGGGGCCAATAGTACCTTGAGTACCTTGATTACCTGTTGTACCTGTTGTACCAATAGTACCTTGTCTTCCTTGAGTACCCTGATTACCTGTTGTACCTGTTGTACCTATAGTACCTTGTCTACCTTGAGTACCCTGGTTACCTGTTGTACCTGTTGTACCAATAGTACCTTGTTTACCTTGAGTACCCTGATTACCTGTTGTACCTGTTGTACCAATTTTACCTTGTTTACCTTGAATACCTTGAATACCTGTATCTCCTAATGCTCCTATAGTACCTTGTTTACCTTGAGTACCCTGTGCACCTGTTACACTAAGACCAATTGTACCTTGTTTACCTTGAGTACCTTGTCTTCCTTGAATACCTTGATTACCTGTTATACCTTGTTTTCCTTGAATACCCTGTGCACCTGTTACACTAAGACCAATTGTACCTTGTTTACCTTGAGTACCTTGTCTTCCTTGAGTACCTTGATTACCTGTTATACCTTGTTTTCCTTGAATACCCTGTGCACCCGTTATACTAAGACCAATTGT